TCCAGCGGCTTCATCGTCGGGAACAATTCACGGTATGCTCTATCTTGCCTTATCATGCTTTATTATCTCACATTTCGCATGAAATCCAAAACTTTTTTACCCATTTTGCTTTTATCTTGTTTTATCTTGTGATAGTCAAATGTGGTAAAATTTGTGGTAACACCTTAAAACCTCAGATAGGCTTCGTGGTTTGTGTACACCTTATATATTATACACACCAATACCACCCATGTCAAATAGAGACTATTAGCAAAAAAAGAGGGGTACATTTCTGTACCCCTCTTCATTCATACAAGGAACCCACCGTTTTCCTCATGGTCTTGGTATACTCGCTTAATGTTGGCAATAGCCATGACCGCTCGGTTGTTCTTATATCCGGGGTGTGTTTCACAGAATCTCTCATACTCGTCGATGTCAAGGAGCATATCATTAAAACACTCATGTGTAAAGTCCTCGCCCCTCATAAGCTCAATGTTGAACCGCAGAATACGCTGGCGGTGCATACTCGCATCTCGCTCATCATCGTCCTGAATATGTTTTTCGAGCTTGTCATGTGTCTCACGTTGTTCCTTTTTGATGTCGGCGATCTCATTCAACACCTCACCGTTGATTGCTCTGCCAATCTTCTTTGACAACCATGACCAAGGATTTACCTTGATCGGGGCAATCTGAACAAAGGTCATAAGCAAAAGGAGCGTTCCTCCGCTCCATCCCAAGATCTCTCCCATGTTCATGTCATGTCCCTCCAAAGTGCTTATCGCGCCGTATTGGAGGTACCGTTGACAATCTTGCTCATATCGCACAGACTGTCAATCAGATCGGAAATCTTGTCCATATCGAGATCATAATTTACAGTATCGGCAGAAGCCTTAACCATAGCCATGACCCATTCCTTCCGATCTGCACCCTTCTCGAACATCGTCTCGGCGCGTTCCATGTAACTGGTAACGAGCTTAACAACTTCCGGCCAGTTTTTGTCCTGGATCGTTTTCCGCACATACTTCACCAGCTGGATTGCCAGCGGGATAGTTGCGGCAAGACCAGACAACACCGATACAATCAGTCGTACCCATTCAGAATCCATAGCACTCTATCCTCCTTTTTTATATTGCAGGGCTTTCTTTGCTGCCCTCTATTCCGTCCTCACAAAAATTGTGTGCTTTAGCAGTTGCGAATTTAATTCCTTCTCCATCAGCACCAGAGTTTTCTACCTCGCTCTTGTGTACAATTTTACTGAGCACAATACTGCAGGCAGTTCCTATCGGAGCAAAAGCTGCCGTGTAGCAAGCCAGTGCCCCAGTATACCCATATACGATACTCAGTCGAGCAAGGTAAAAGCCGCCGGCCAATCCAGCGGCAAGGAAAATCATGATACATACAGCAAGCCAGTTGGTAAATCCAAGGCGTGGCCTCTTCGATTTCGGCTTGCTTTTCTTCTTACCACGCTCGATCGAGATGGTCATTTTACGCCTTGCCCATCATTTGAGTCCAACGATAAAGAACGGTGACGAACTGCTCGCGGGTCAAAATGTCGCCCCACATACAATTCGGCTCGCCGCTGACGGTCGTACCATTACCGGCGATCAGACCATTCTTCGTTGCCCACTCGCGTGCTTCTGCGCTGTATGCGCTTGCGTCATTGTCCTGGAGTTCCTTACGCATTTCGCCCCAGAGTTCTTTGAAACGTGTTACATCCATGTCATCATCCTCCGTTTCGCCATTGAGAATTTCCTGAACTTCCTTCCGCAGAGCATCCATGCTCTTGCCATGCTTCGGCCACCACTGCCCCACGTCGCCATGGTTAGAGCCGTAGCCGGCACGATATGACTCTGCATGATCGCTGATCCCAGAAATCGGATATCCGAATTTCTTGACCATATAGACATTCCATGCCACGACCATTTTCCACATCCGGTCGAAATAACCCTGGTTTTTCGCCACGTCGTATCCGACCATCGTGCCGCCAGCATAGGTGTGGCCTGCGGGTTCGCAAATCTCCCACTGCACCTTCGTGTTATTCCACGAACCCTTACTGCCGGAACCGCATCCCCACGGGCGACCATTCCATTGCAAAGCGAGAATAATTCGTCCTTCGCCCTTATGGAAGTCACCAAGGAGAGCATTAACACCCCAGCCCGCACTGGACTTGTTCATCGTGTTGAAAAACACATCGACAGAAGGTTGAGCGCAGCCAACAGAATGGTTCACGCAGCCGGCAGGTCTGATCGTTCTTCCGCTGGTATAAGCTCCGTTATCCGTCGCAGGACGGATCTCCAGATGGCTTTCAACGTACTGGATACATTCTTGAACTGTCATCACTTCAAACCACCTCCACGTATTCTCTGCCCCAGTAAGGCTCGCCGCCGTCCTCTGATGTCTTCAGCACAGCATACCAAGCCTTACCGCCGTCTTTACGGAAACGCGGATCGAGTGTCTTAGAGCAGAACCCAAAGCCACCCTCATCCTCTGCCCCGTCACCCCGACACATTTCACGATTACATTCCGTGTTTTTTCTGGGATCACACTCATAGAACAGGACTTTCTCTCCTGTCACGCCATCCACCAGGTACCCACCACGGGATACAATGTTGTTGATATCGACCATTGAAGTTCACCTCTTTATTTCCGAACGGTCAGATATTTTCGTTACTAACCGTAGATACTTTTCATGCCGGCGACCCCATGATTTGAGCAAGACGGTAGAGCACCGTCACGAACTGTTCACGGGTAACAAGGTCTTGCCACATATAGTTGGGTTCACCATTGATGACAGTCCCGTTGCCGGTAATCAAACCCATATCCAACGCCCACTGCCGCGCCTCAGCGCTCCACTGGCCGCAGTCGTTGTCCTGCAGTTCAGCTCTCATTTCCTGAAAGAGTTTTCTGAACTGTTCCAAATCAGAGTCGGGCGCAGGAGCCGTCTGTGAGGCAAACTGGTCATAGTACCGCTGCCCATACTCAGCACGCTTCTTCTGAACATCCTTACTCTGGTTTGCCGGCTTCTCAAAGTTCAGCAGCACGGCATTGGAAGCCTCCAATACAGAGGTTGCCGCCCACAGCACCGCCAGCACGCCGGGGTAGCTCCCGGACAGCTCTTTCCAAAGAAAATCCAGCTGCATAATGAGATCGCCGATAGATTTTCCAGACGCCTTAGCAAAATCCAGCAGGGCTTGCTTCCGAGTCCAAAACGTCCACTGAGCAAGGCCAAAGCCAGCCCTGTCCTGCACGAAATTTGTGTAGGTACCGTTATCCACAGCAGCTACATAAGCATTGTCATTCATGCCAAGGACGTTTTCATAACTGTTCTGCAAATTTCGAGGATTAAGGCCGCTTTCGGCAAACAAGTTGCCCATCAACCCAGCGATCCCATACTCACTCAATCCCTTCTTTTGAAGGTAGTCATGAATTGTCAGTTCGTTCATCTCGCACCTCCTTACAGATCAGAAAGCGCGGCTTGCTTCTGCCCGACGATTTCACCGTTCATGCAATACTTGCCGATTTCGTCCTCATCGTCGATATCCTTGTAGATATCCACCATTTCCAAGCTCTCCCATCCAATGATGGTCTTGATCACAGAATCGGGCAGGTTTGCCTTGGCAAGTGAAGTCGTAAAGAAGTGCCGGAGACTATGCCAATACACAGGGATACCCAGAATATTGGAGAAGGTCTCCGCCCAGCTGTTCAGCGTAGAGATAGGCACCGTCTTCGTAGGATCGTCCCTGTCAGGGAACAGCCACTCACTTTCGATACCCAGATCTGCCCGCTTCGCCATCCACGCATCGAAGTAGGGCTTGAAAGGCTTTGCCAGCACATAGCAGGTAAGCATTTTTCCATTGACGCCCTTGCCCTTCGTTCTGACTTTCTCAGGCGTTTTGTAAAACGTGCCATAGATGATGTTCTCGTCGTCGAAGTACGACACTTTGAATCGCGTCAGCTCAGACTTGCGCCGTCCAGAATACCGCGCCAAAGCGAAGCAGCAGGCTTTCTCGTACTGCCCGCGCTCCATCAGATAGTCCAAGAGTTGATCGGCCTGTTCGTCGGTCAGCACCGTCTTCTCTCTGGTCGGCTCATTTACCGGGTTCTCGATCTTGCGGACGATTGACCGGAAGTTGGGAAGCTCGTCGTCCAAGATCGCTTCGATGTAGTTGCTCAAAGATGACAACGTACTCTTCAGCCGGCGCACACGGGCGGGAGAGTTCTCGTTGTTCCGCAACAGCCAGTTTTGGTACGAGATGATGTCACGCTTGCTAATCTCCGGGAAATACTTGTTGTCCGCATTTTGGAGTACCCACACGAAGAAAATATACAAATCGCTCGTATATGCCTTAACGGTGGAATCCGCCTTGCCGATACTCCGCAGGTATTCCAGAAAATCGTTCATCAGCCGAATGTTCTTCGGGTTGATCTGGGCGATCAATTCCGGGCTGGTGATCTTGTTTTGTCTCGTCTTCCGTCCCATAACTCTCACCTCCTTTTTCGTATGAAGAAAGAGCCGTACCTTTTTAGGTACGGCTCTTAAAAAATGGTTAGCAAATAGCTGTTTTATTCTGTTATGTGTAGCGGGGCTTCTCTCCACCCTCTACCGCATACCTCATCCAGTCCAGTATGACAATACCCACAACGGATAGGACGAGCCACAGCAAAGTAAACTGCGGGCAGATTTGTCCCAGGATGTTCCCGGCCAAGTGCGAGTAATCCCACACGCCCAACCCAAGCCACACATTCAGAATGAGTCCGGCAACAAACTCTACCGCCGTAATCGCAACGGCACAGATGCACGCCTGTCCTACCAGCGGCGTTCCCCAGGGAAGCTCTGCTCCGAAGCGTTCCAGCGGTATAGCCAGAATGATAGCCAGCGCGAACATCGTCCAGCTAATCGTTTCTGGCCTACCCTGAGAACTCTTCCAAATGACTTCCCCAAAGAAGTACACTCCGCCAACCCAGAACCAAAGCAGGACAGAAAGCACCCACTTTCCAATCTGTCTTCGTTCCATATTTTAATCCTCTCTCAAATCTCCGACGACCGCTTTCAACCGGTTCTGTTCCCACAGCGTCTCTTCCTCTTTGACCTCAGCACCAAACTGTGCCAGTGCGTAAGCCTGAGCCTTAATAATCTCTGCTTGCCGAATACAGATATCGGTCAGCTCTGTGATCAGCTCAATGCTACTCATGCGTTACCGCCCAGTCTTTGCATGATTGCTCCCATCTGAGACTGAGCCACCGCCAACTTCTCAGCCAAAGCGGTTGCGTAAGGCTCGGGCAGATTCATACCATACTGCACAGCGGCAATCTCATCGCTCCCCGTCATGGTATTGACATACGCCTTGAGGGAGTTGTGATAGGCGGTCTGAGTGGTAATCAACGTCTGAGCGGCAATGTAGATCTGAGCAATCTCTGTAGCAGAGTACACCGTACAACTTCCATCGTCGGCCTGATAGGGGAACTCAGTACCACCCAGCTCAACCACGCGGAAAAGGTTGGAGATATTACTCTGATCCTCAATGCTCAGATTGAAATGAGCAGTCCCCTCGTTCAATTCCAGATCAACGCCGGCAACGATCGTCGCATTACAAGCGGCTGAAATTTCTCTCAGTTTTGCAGCTCTCATCACTTCCAAAGCACTGTCTTCTCCGATGATGTCAACGGCATCTTCGAGCGTAATCCACTTTTTTGCAACGGCTTTCAAAAGCCCGTCAGCAGAAATAGCAGGAGCAAGACCGCGCTTCCCGTTTTCATACATACCTTTCAGTTGTTCCTTCATAATTTAACCCTCCAACAGTGCATGGATCATTTCGTTGATTGCGGCCTGGTGTGTGAACATTTCATCCCCGCCGTCAATTTTTGAAACAACTACCGTTTCAGCACCTTCAATTTCATTGTGACCAATCAGGTTGTAGGCCACGCTGCGGAATGCCACACCGATAGCATCCTCTTCTCTGGACGGTACAAAACATCCGTTTTCCGCAATCTTGATAAACAAGATAGAATCTGTAATGCCCAGCTCCATGCCGTCATCTCTAATAATTCGATACATCAAAAGACCTCCTTTACTCCAACCAATTTTGCAATGTGTCGCAGATCGGCCAAGTCTGCATTATAAAAATCGTGGTTCCACAACCAGTAGTCTTCATGCTCTTTCTGCTTAAACGGCTGACAGGCAGGATCTCCCCACACTCTGTTCCAGCGCTCTTGGTGCTGCTTATCACGCTTTCCAAGAGTGTCCATAATGGCCTGAACCAATTTTCCGCGCACCAGTCCGTTCCCATCATCATTCTGAGAAAAATAGTCATAGGCACTTTGGCTGGTTGTAAAGCAAATTGCCTTACCTCGGAACACCAGAAGGTTGCCCATCACCTCAATCTCTGTACCATATGGAATATTGACTGCTCCGCCGATCCCTTCCAAACGAACCCGCTTCCTTGCGATATAGTGTTGATAATCCACGAAATTACCTCCAAAATAAAAGTACAGCGCCCGAAACAAATGTCTCAGACGCTGTTAAAATTCTTGTATTAACTTGTAGTTCGATATAACTATGCTACTGCTGATATTTTATTTTGTGTTTGTGGCCTATACTTGTTAAAAATAGCATAATGCAATCTTCGCAAGCGTAAAAGCCTCCCGTGGTCATCAAATCCACGGTAGTAAGCCGTTTGTGATTCCATGAACTGATCGACCTCAGCAAGTGTTTTCCTTCCCGACAAAAACTCCCGATGAAACATTTTGAGTTTTCTTCTTGCCCGTTTTACACCATCACGACAACCATTGATTTTAACTTTCCCTGTTTCGGTCAAAGTAAATCTCGCTTTGCAAAACTTGAACGGCTTCGTAAGCGGGATAATCTTGCACTTACGCTTATTTACAGGAATACCGATAGCCTCAAACCGCCGCACGATTTCTCTCGCAACCTTCTTTAGCTTTTCAATGTCTGGCATAATAATGTAATAGTCATCCATATAATGACCAGCACAGTGAATACCAAGCTGACATTTGATAAAATTATCAACATCGCTTGGTAAAGAAACCATTTCCTGTTGGCTTGGCTCAACCCCAAGAGGCATCCCACGGCCAGGTGTTTCACATGGAGAATGCTTCACGATGGTATCAGCAAATGAACATACCTGCCTATCCAACATAAAGCGTTTATGCCGATCAAAGATAAGATTATGATTACCATTTGGAAAGAACTTTTTCAGATCGAGAAGGAACACTCCTCCCTCTCTGCCATAACGCCGATAGTGCCAATGAAGTTGTTCTTCCACTCGGCGAAAATGCCAGTGAAGTCCTTTATCCTTCTGACTTGCCCCATTGTCATAGATCATGCTTGGAGAATATAGCGGAATTAAAATCTTGTTTGTCTCGACCTTATGAATCTGACGATCCTCAATATGTGGAGCATCAATCGGTCTGATTTTACCCCGCTCATGCAACATAAAATGTGCATACTTCTTTGGTTTCCACCTGCCCTCTAATACTTCCTTTCTTCTTCTGGCCGTACCAGAAAGTAGGTGTAGTTCAAAGTTTTGTGTACTTTGCTTCCAGCGAACACCATTACAGCATTTCTTGCCATAATAGAACATATCGTGGTAGTTGAACACATCTTCGAGTGTACCAACCGCCTCGCTCCGCTTTCTTCTATTTGCTTGTCGCCGCGCTTGGCGACGTCGATATCGCGCCTCCCGGCGCTCCTCACTTGTCATAAAAGTATTCGCCCTCCGCATAGTTATCTTGTTGGTGCGCGTCTAAACTACTTTGACCTGGCACATGAAACGAGGTAAGCGCAATGCCTCGCCATGCAAGCAGCGTCCGTGCAAGGTCGTCAAAGGGCAGTTTTAGGGATTTGCACCCAGGGAAGTATCTCTCCTTTTGCGAAGGTCGTCTTTCATCTTTCGACTACTCCATTTGACCTCGCATCACAAAATCCGGGCAACAACGCCAGAGAATAGTTGGCATTGTTATTGTTGGCGGAGCCATCCGTGTTCACATTACAGAAATTGTTGTTATTGTTGTAATTGGCCGAGCGCAGCCACCAGTAGACT